CTCCATAACAATACGCACATTATACACTAGGTTGAGGTAAAGGTCAAACGATAATTTTCTTTTCTGGTGTTAAAAGTTTGCCGAACATCTGATTATATTGGTTCTCAAGATCCTTGACGGGATTGACGATAAACATCACATCCTTCCAGGTAACTTCAAAGCCTTTAGATGCATCACTGTAAGCCATGAACGGTGCCAGGCCAAGTGAGTTTTGTTGGGTGGGGATTAGGATAGCACAATCGATGAGTTTGATTCCTACAGCAGTCTCTGAGACCTGTGCAATCAATTCTTCACCTGTGCTGAGTCGTACGATTTGTACAGCCATGATATACTCCAATAATAAAAGAAGGACCCACCATTGGTGGGTCCATAGGGGTTAGTCTTTCTTGGTGACGAACTTATAAAGCTCTTCAGCCTTTTCCATGATTTCCTGAGGTTGGTACATTTTAGGTGTGTACTTATCAACAATCTCAGTGAGATCTTTAGACTGGTCTTTTGCTTGATCGACCATAGTGAAGAATACTTGCTGCTGTTGCTCGTAAGCGCGATCGGCAAGTTCTTTAGCCATAGCTAAAACATCAAAGCGGATTTCAAATGGATTTTTTTGTGACATAATTGTCTTCCTTATGTGTGTGTTGTGTAAGACGGGCAGACTATCTGCCCGTCCAGTTTATTTAGTCGTTTAGACCCAGATGCCTTTACGCTGAAGATTACGTTGACGTCTTTCGAGTTCAACGAGATCTTCTGATTCAGACAGATACTTCTCTACCGGAGACATCCTTGACTTAGTGTACAGCTCTTTGAGCTTTTGTATAAACTTAGTCACTGATTTCTTTCCTTATGCTGTCAATCGTCTTACGATTCAATTCAGCATGTAGACTTTCTACTGTATGACCTGGATACTCATGCAACATTCGACGTGCTAGGTCGAGATTAGCAGAATTCTGGCGAGCCAGAATATATCCAAGCATAATGCCTTCTAGTGTTTTCTTTACGACATTAAATACTACTTCAATCAGATGCCAGAGCTTCTGTGAGTAGCTGAGAGCTAGTGCGGTCATTTTGTTCCTCGCTATTATAACCAATGTTGATTTTGCGAGGACGCTTTTCTTCTGGAAGTACTACCTTCAATTGAATAGCAAGGATTCCATCCACCAGATCGGCTCCATGTACTTCTACGTACTCAGACAGCCTAAAGTTACGATTGAACTTCTTAGCAGAAATGCCTTTATGAATGTACTCTCGTCCCTTCGATACATGTTCTCCACGAACAGTAAGTGTGCGATCATTAACCTCGATTACAAGCTCATCTCGAGCGAATCCTGCGACCGCTAATTCGATCTGGTAATCATGATCTGATACCTTTACGATATTATGCGGTGGATAGTGGTCATTTGCATGACGCGCTACCCGATCCAACTCATCAAAGAGATGGTCGAAACCAACAAAAGATGCACGTGGGAATAGTGTTTTTACGCCTGTCATAGTTATCTCCTTTTCTACAAGCAAGATTGTTTGGACCCGGTAGTCCGGCATCCAACGTTATTTATAACAAAAATGATAAGTGTTTCTGTTGCCAAGTACACTTATCGAAACTCCGTCTACCTTAATCAGGCTGCAAGTGCAAAGTCGTTATCGTTTGCAGTTACTAGGTTCTTGCGTTTTTGCGGAGTCCAGCTCGTACTCGAGTCGTTCACTACGCCTAACAGGTAGCTTGCGCACCTATTCTCCACGAAGCTATCAGCACCTGTCGATACCTACTTCAGCCCCATCATAAACACACTACAACTTGCAAGGTTTCCCCCAGGAGCTCCCAGAGGTATAGTGTGTTTATGGTGGAGCTGCCGGGAGTCGCACCCGGGTCCAGCTTACTTTATTCTTCGCTTCAACGAATTCTTTATTTGTAACATAGCCCATATTATACACCATGTTACAAAGATAATCAACACTTCTTCTAGGCCATTTTTGTTGACTACGATCTCACCATACGTTGAGACCAATATCATCATTCCAAACATGGAGCCAAATATGACCCCAAATAGTTTCATGATGAAAATCACTTCTGACCTATGTTGTACTTAGGACAAAGCTCCCAATTGTCTTTGTCTTTGTACGATATAACTTTGATCTGTCTCAGGGGTGCTTTATCAGCTGCCTGATCAGAACTTACAATGGTAATCAAACCCCAATCAGACATCAGTGTAGCAATAGTATTCCTACGTTGAATGTCATTCTGCATTAGGTTTGATGGCTTACCATCAAGCAAAAATAGTTCTTTAAAGTGCACAATGAAGTATCGCCCCTGCTTATGAAGGATGTGACAAGACTGAAACAGCTTATTATCCTTACGGGATGCAACCCCAATACGCGTTAGGGTTTCGCGTACCTTCAAGAAGTCGTCAGGCTCATTCAGAGTGACCTCAAGCATCATCGCGGGAGACCAATCCTTGATCTCAATGTTATTTTGTTCTTCCACCTTTTGTTACCTTATATCTCAATTCACTTAACTGTTCATCATTGAGTAATCGTAAAGCAGACTTAGCCTTATCATTGCTGTAGCCATAATACTCTTTGACGACCTCAAGATCGTTCAACTCAATAGGCTTAGCCCATTTGGCAAACCTACGCTTCTTCCGTACACTATTTATCAAATAGTCAAATTGAAGCCTTGAGTCGACGTGGTGGCGAACATTCATCTCATTAGCCAGCATTACAGTATCTATGAAGTAAGATAAAGAACGATTGACCATGAACCCATTGTACGACCTCTCAGCTAGGTCGTCGACCATGATATCTTTCTTACCATAGTTGATCTGATTTAAGTATTCAAACGGGTTCATAGCCACTCCACAGATGCCATCAGTTCAGTCATTGCTGCTACAACATTTAGTTCATGGTCAGCAACAAATGCATTCTTATACTGATAGTCGGCTAGAATTAGCACAACCTGTGGAATCGATCCTGGAGCAACATACTCAGCCATGTTATCGTAGATCTTACGAAAGATTGCTTGAGGTTCAGTGTCCATATTATCAACAACCCACTGACGCATACTCTTGAAGTTCTTATCCTTCAGCATGCCCATTAGGCTCTTAACATTCTCATCAGATAGGTTGACGAGTATCCCTACGTCAATAGTCCCGCTAACAGACCAACGCTGAAGCTCATTAAGAACACGTCTAACATCAGGGAAATGTCTTTGCACAAGTTGCACGAGCACTTGCTTATCATATGTTACTCCTTCTGTATCGAGGATTTCTATTACACGGTTAAAGATCCCAGCTGCAATAGCTGGCTTCTCTCCATTGGGAATGGAGAAGTCATATACACTACAACGAGAGTGTAGTGGTTCTATGATTCGGTTTTTGAAGTTGCAGGTAAGAACAAAGCGGCAATTGTTCGAGAACTCTTCGATGAATCCTCGCAATGCTGGCTGTGTTGATTGAGGGTTGAGATAGTCTGCTTCGTCGAGGATGACAACTTTGTGTCCTCCCTGGAGACTAACAGTACTGGCAAACTGCTTGATTTTCGTTCTAAGTGTATCAATGTTACCTTCCTCTGATCCGTTGATCATAATGTAGTCACAACCAAGCTCATTACATAGAGCCTTTGCGACTGTTGTCTTACCTACACCAGCAGAGCCAGTGAATAGCATATTGGGCATCTCGCCACTAGCTAGGATCTCAGAGAAGGTCTTCTTCAATCCATTAGGTAATATAGTCTGTTCGATCGTCTTAGGACGATACTTTTCTACCCACAAGTATTCCATTCATAACTCCATAATATAAAAATTGGGACTGTCTTTATGGCGCAGTCATTCCAAAAATAAAGGCGGGATGGGTGGACTTGGGTAACCACCAAGGAAGCACGATCTCATGTACCTTTCTACATTAGGCTTCCAACGACCTGCATCTCCGCTTAGAGAATGGGCGCTACCCCTTCGGTCTACCTTACCCCCCATGAGCGAGAGGTATTCGGTCACATCCCTATCGGTGCTGCAGGCACCGAACTCTGGAGTGGACGACAGGAATCGAACCTGCCTTAAACTGATTTGCAGTCAGTCGCCTAACCTATCAGCCACGTCCACAAAATGGCATAGGTGTAAGGATTCGAACCTCAACTTATGGTTTTGGAGACCATCGTGCTACCATTAACACTACACCCACAAAAATTGGGACTGTCTTTAAGGCGCAGTCATTCCTAATTGGCTGGGATAGTTGGGCTCGAACCAACGACAAGCGGATTAACAGTCCGCTGCTCTACCAACTGAGCTATATCCCAAAACTGTACGCACACTATACTACGATATAGTGCATTAGTCAACAATTGATTCGTAGATATCTTCTACTTCTTCAGCCTCAGCTTTAAACTCGCTAAGGTTTTGCTTATGATAGACATTAGCTACCTTACGCATATATTTCTTTGGAAGATCAAACTCCTCTTCCAGGTTAGCAAGAATCTGTTTCAACAGATCACGTTCTGCTTCGATACGAGTCATCGAATTTGAGAACTCTTGCAACGCATTAAGAACCTTACGCTTATCATCTGGTGCAGATGGGATAGTAACATTACTCATCAGCTGTCTCCTCTTCTGCGGCCTCTTCAGGCTTAGGTGAGTTAGCTTCGACAAACGCAGCAATCTTACCACGAAGTGCACCAACACTCTCTAGTTCAGGACCTTTAAACGCTCCACGCTCTGAGCAGGCATCAATAATACGTACTACACCAGCCAGATCACCTACACCAAGCGATACTGTTGGTTGTTCATTCACTTGTTCTTCACTCATATTA